CATACTTAAAAGGCGCACCATCTAACTCAATTCTTCCTGATTGTTTTACCCTTGCATCGAAAGTATTGTCAATATTAGCATCATAATAATGCTTGAACACTTTATTGTTTTGATTAGTAGCGGGAACAGTGAAACTACGGGTGTATTCCGTAGTGTTTTTGGTAATGTCGTTTATGTTTGCAATAGAAGAATTAAGTTCAATACTTTCGTCTTTGAACCTGTCTAAATAATCGTTCCCGATATAAAGTTTTATAATCATTAGATATTGTTTATATCGTTAAATGCATACGTAAAATCTAGTTCGTAATTTATTAAACGGTCTTTTGCTCTTGTTTTGTATTCAAAGTTTTTACTCGCCAATGTTAAAGGAATATAAGTTTGTTCTGGCGTGAATTGCCAAATACGCTCACTTAATATTAATTGTTTATAAGCCTCATTCATTGACTCATCGACAAAACCTGAGTTGATTTTAAATCTACTTCTACCTTGTACATTGTATGTAACGAATTGATGAAAACCGTCTTGAGGCTGACCTCTGTCAAATTCAAATTCTTCTGAATCCCCTTGTAAAGAATCTATTCTTGCTTTGAAAAAAGTTAAGAATTGTAAAGCTCCTTCTTTATTTTGAAAAACAATATCTATAGGCGTGTACCTACATTCGTCCGTAATTAACAATGTAGTTACAATGTCATTAAAGTTAATCTCTATATATTCATCACTTGTGGACGCTTCTTGTAAATTAACAAAAATATACCTAATTAAGTTTTGACTTAATGTAGAAGCAGAAATAGTTCCAGAAAAAGATATTGATCCAGTTGGATATGATTCAACTGAAAAAGGAAAGATTAAATCCTCGTCAGCTAATACTGGCAAAGTAAATCCGCTTGTTCTACTTACTTTAAATTCATCGCCAGATATAAGAATTCGATTAGTTGGTGATTGTTGATTTTCACCTCCAAGCCCGTCTCCCCATCCTTTAGTCAATAAAGTTGTTGTTTGCAGTTGTGCTATATTTAAATCATCTTCATCATCCGTTGTATAAATTACTTGTGTCTTTACCCATTGTTGATTGTTACCATTGTAAAAAACTGAATTAGTAAAAGGCACAGCTTCAAAATCAATGTAGTCATTAACCAAACGTGAAATATTTATCTTATCATTTCCTGCTGTACCTGTTGGATTCTTTTTTGTAATCTGATAAATAGGTGAAACAGGAACATCTACTTTCAAACCCTCCCATACAAATATTTGTAAAGTGTATGCTGTAGAAATTTCGCTAGTCAAAGGGCTTGCAAACGGTATCGTTAAGTAGTAAGGTGAAAGTGATTTAATCATAATTTCAATGCTATTTTAATTTGTTCTTCAACTTCCAAACCGTATGCTTCGTAAATATCATCAGGTAATCTTTGAAAAGCTTGTTCAAATGGTTTAGTAAAAAAGTTAGTCGTTTCTAATCCGGTGTTATAAATACTTCTTATGATTAAAAAAGAGGTTTGCTTATAGGATAGAAATTTTCCTGACCTCCTATCTTTAAACTGTAATCGCTTCCTTGCAACCCAGCCGTTTATCCCACTTGTCAAACCTCCTTTTTTACCTGTACATGTTCCGAATTTAAACGGGCTTAACGGCGCTTTGTTTGATTTAAACTTTCCTTTAACTCCTTTGTCTACAAATTCCCAGTAATCATCTGCATTCCCAAAAGTAAATTGTAATGTAGCTCCGTTTGGTCGTTCTGTTATATTGTAATTAATACCATCGTACAAATCAGAAGTATCGCGCTTACGTTTTTTAGTAAGGTTTGCTTTAGATTGTTGCTTTACATACTTGCCAAACTTATCTAATTCTTCAGCTACTGACATAATTAATATATTCCGCTAATGGTGCAATTATGATATTGATTATCTATTTTTCTTAAGCCGTATCTGTCAAAATAACCATAATTAATAAACGGGAACTTATACCCATAAGATTCGTATATATGGTGAATCCTGTGAACTCCAGTAATTTTTTGTAAAATTCTTTTAAATTTTTTCATAGTATTTATTCGCATAAATTTATATCTGTATTAGGTACTTCAACATCAAATGTTAATATAGCCCCGTCCAAAAGTTTTCCTTTCTCAAAGAAGCCTAATTCAAACGTAGGATTCTCTGAGCTTGTAATGTTATTTTCTCCAAAATCAATATACATTTGATTCCAGATTCTATTTAGTACAGCAATGCAAGTATTATGATTATCTACTTCGTTATCTTGATTCCAGAATTGGTCTGTATTAACTTCTTTGTTTATATCTCTAGGTGTAAAAACCCCCATCTGAACATTAAAATTAATCGTAGATCCATTTGTAAAACTCCCCGAAGTAATAAAAATATTAAACATTGGGAATACAACTTCCTTATCTAAATCAATTTTATTGAAATCAACTTTGCGTGTGGCGTTAACCAACACATCTGCGTCAGCTAATTGTTTGGCATATTGATATAATTGGGTTAGTTGATTCATAGTAATTTAATTTCTTCTTGAACCTCATACCAATATGCTGTAAATTCTCTAACTGATTCAAGTGTTTTAAAAAATGAATCACAATTTATTATTTCATTAACACAATTTAAAGCATAAGTTTCGTTTGCGTCAAACATGTAATATATTTCCTCTGCTTTTTCTTTTGCTGTCATAATTCAATAGTATTTGAGTTTCCTCCGTTGGTAAATATCTTATGTTTCAATTTCTGTTTGTCAATCTTATGAGCTAAGAATATATGAACCTCATGTACATTCATTTTTAACACACCCTCAACTTTCCAAATCTTTCCTTTGGCCAATTCTTCAATAGTCGCATACCACCCCCATTTAACAAAATAGTTCGAGGCAGTACTCCCTTCGCTTGTTCCTCCCTCATAAACTTCTGGGTATAAATCACTAACTCGTTCGCTAAACTCGAAAAAAAAACAAGAGCACCGTTTACGATGTGCATCGGCATAGCTTTCATTATGTCGGAATATTGTTTAGTTCCTTGATACGGTATTACTTCGTAGTTGCCTAACAAATCTTTCTTTTTAATAGGTCTAAATAATACAGCCATTAATTGATGCAATGTTTCGGCTTCAGTACCATAAGTCGATATATCTATAAACTCCCCTTGCGTAATCTCGTCTAAGTTTGGAATGAAACCAAATTCAATATTACCCATAGTAAAGCGTGGTTCAAATTCTACTGTTTGATTCAATGCCAAATCAATTGTTTCTAATATTTCTTTTGCATCGAACTGCTTAATATTAGAAACACTATTGTAATCTAATCCAGTAAACAAATGAATCTTTCTACGATTCAATTCGATATCGCTTAAATCTTCACGTTTAATCAATTCACTATACTTTTGGAATTGCCCAAGCGTAATGTCTTTTAGTGTTTCTGGTATAGTAATCTTCATATTATTAAAACTATTTTATTGTTGTTTTGTTTCTTAGCGGATGTCGAAGTTAGCGCGATTAATTAAATTCCTTTCAATTCCGTAGCAAGTTAAATCCACGTGTTCATCATGCTTTGCATTTGGGAATGTTCCTACTTGATTTAAAAAAGATTCGTTCCACGCCCCTTTAACTAATTTAACACGCCCTCCTTCGATATAAGGTGAGCATGCTCTTGCGTTTTCTATCTTGGAATTATTTACAAAGTCAGTTTGTATCTCAGCTACATTAAGTTTTGATTCAGTGTGTATCATTTGCTTAATTGATTTTCCTGACGCTTTAGGCTCTACTAATGTTAAACTTACTTTTACATCACTTGAATTAATATAATTTGGAATGAATTTTAATAACTCTGGTAGTTCCATGTACTTATCAATGCTTGACCAAATTACGTAATCATTATTCCATCTAGCACCAATTTGGAAACCTGTTGGATCATTAGCTGTATTCTTTGTATAAGCACCATCAATAATTAATTCCCATTTTAAATTAGGGGGTACTACTGATTTATCAATTATTTCAAACCAATCTTTTCTCCACTCTCCACCCTCGTCAGGTGCAGGGGTTTGCATGTATTGACCCGCAAAGTTATATCTGTTTGCTTGTCTTATTTGTTCTAATTCTGAAAACGTGTGTTTATCTTCCCATAAAGGATTATTGTTTTCATCTAAAGCGGGTAAACATAAATGATCCCAATCCTCACCAGAACCTCCGTTTAAAAGAAAACCACTTAAATCTTCTTCATGAAGTCTTTGCATGATAATTATAACTGGCGTATCTCTATCGTTTACACGGCTTCTTATTGTGTTATTGTAGCGTTCGTTTACCGAATTTCTTCTTGCTTCGCTACTCGCATCGTCCGGCTTCAATGGATCATCAATCAATATAGCTCCAGAAAAGATTTTGCTTTCTGCCACTCCTGCTCCAAAACCTGTAATTGCACCACCAGAAGCTGTAGCATAAACACCACCTCCATCTTTATTAAACCATTTCTTTTTTCCTTGCGCATCCTTTTTTAATTCCATTCCCCACAAGGATTGATATGCTTCTGATTCAATATATTCTTTTGTTTGTGAACTATTATCCAATGCCAAATCATCTGAGTAAGAAAGGTGTATAAACTTTGAAGATGAATTTTTAATTAATGACCAAGCAATAAAAAGTTTAATAGCAAGTTCAGTTTTTCCGTAACGTGGTGGCATATTGATAATTCCACGCTTAACCTCTCCTTTAAAAACCCTCATTAAAAACTGTGATATTAAAACGAAATGAGGCGCAATTATAAAGTTGCGCCTGTGGTTTTCTTTGTAAATATATCTTGCAAAAAATAAAAAATCATTCTCACATTTTACTTTTATGACTTTTTGCTCATTAGTAAGTACGTTCGATGTTATCATTTATCTTTTTTATTTCTTCATCAGTAAGTTTCCCAGCATCAATGTTTACATTCTTGTTCTCAACTATCTGTTTAGGCATTCCGTAACGATATGATAACCATGTTTTTGTAGCTAATACGTCTCCTGTTTCTACTTTAGCAGCTAAAGACTTCCAAACATCTAACGGAACTAATACAGCATCCATTTGCTCGATAAGTTTTATCTCATCAGCTTTTGGTTTTCTTCCTGCATTTTTGTTTCCTCCGTTGTTTTTTCTACCATCTTCCATAATCAAAAAAAATCATTAATGATTATTTACTAAATTCATCAAAAACTACATCTAATCTATTTATAATACTAATCAAAGGCTTTGGACTACAACCAGAACATGGCTCCCAATATTGTTTATTGAATACATCAGCATACAATTTACAAATAAACTGAACATCATCCCATTCAATTTTTATTGTTCGTCTTTCTTGGAATGATTTCCATTCAGTTGTTTCTTCTTCAGTAACGCATCTCGCTTTATAACGATACGGTAATAACTCGTTTAGCTTTCGTTTACGCTCTTCGCAACCGCAATCATCAGAAACTAATTTATCTAATCCTGTGGCTTTAATAATCGTTTCTACTGTGTCGCCTAATCCTCTTGGTTTATTTTTATTTGGTCTTGCCATAATATTATAAATTTTCTAATATAAAAATCATTAATGTGAAAATGAAAAAATGAAACAATAAAGATATATTAATAGCATGTTTTTTGCTTAAAAGCCTATAAAAAATAACACTATAAAATTCTACAGATTCAAATATATTAATCATATTCCTATTTGTTTACGTGCTTTACTCATTACCCTATGAATATAAACATAATTAGTATTTAATTCTTTTTCCATTTGGCGTAGTGACATATCAATACTTAATTCAAAATATCCTTTAGCTTGCCAATGTAAATTATCTAGTATTTCTTTTTGTTTATCATCAATTTCAAAATCATTAACCGGTTGTACGTGATCAAAACCTTCAATTGAAATAGTTTTTTTTGCTTTAATTTGAGACAGAAAAGAGTTCCTTATAACCATTACAACGTAGAAATCGTTTATTTCTTTTGTGCAATCATGTAACTTTAAATACATATCGTTAACAAGGTCATCCGCAAGCATTCTATCTTTGCAAATATTAAAAGCGACTCTTCGCCAGTACGAATCTTTTTTTGATAACTCTTCTAACATGTTTTCAAATATACAAAATAAAAAACATGCTGTTACATTTATTTATGTTAAAGTTATTTATAAATAATCTTAATATCTAAAAATATTAGTCTGCTTTCCAAAAAGAAACTTTGAAATAGTTTCGTAATTATCATAAAGAACTATCATTGCAAGTCCTAAAATTGTAAGTGCTATTGTTTCCATGTTATTTGTTTAAGTTATGAATTATTAATAATATTATCATTCCAATAAGTATGCCAAAAGCGAAAGATGTAGCGCATAAAAATTGCATATCGAGTGTTGTGTATAGTGTTTCCATAATAATTGATTTTAACGGTTATTTTTTAGGTTGTGGTGTATTGATAGGTAAATTTTGTTTTCTTTCAATCCAACGCAATATAATAGCTTTAAATTTGATTTTCGTAATTTCTTTTTAAGTAACCAATTTGCAATTTCTTGTTTTAAATGTAATGGAACTCTAATTACTTTTGTCGGCTCACTTTTTGGCCTTCCTGCTTCTAAATTAAAAATATTGTCTTTATATTTTTTAATATAGAATTTTTCTCTCTTTAATAGCTTATTCGGATTACATTTTTCTATAACTTCAAACGAATGATTATCTACACCATATTTTTCAATTGATTCTCTTAATCCGATATTTATTGAATTATTTTTATGTTGATAAAATCTAGATTCTATATTTTTACTTTGACCAATATAAACTTTACCGTCTGGATTAGTTATTTTATAAATTCCTGTCATACTCCTTAGATTTTTCGGTTAGTATTTTTTGAGCCAATTCTTTGAAAGTAGTTTTTTCTTTAACCGCTTTAATAGTTAATACTTCGATTACCTTTTCTTCTAAGTGAATTTGTTTTGCTTTCATATCTTATATGTTTTATATATCACAAATATACGAAATACTTTTAATCTGTAACATTTATTTTATTTTATTTTCAAACATTCTACAAATAAATTCAAACGTAACGACTTTAACCCCGTGTTTTTTCTTTAATTCGGCTTTCTGTTGCTTGGAAAGCGACCTCCAGTATTTTAGTTCAATCATTATTATAATGTTTTGGATAAGGCATTTCTTTTAATAAACATTTCTTTTTCCATTTTTGATTAATAAACTTTATATATCTAAATTGTTTTAATTCAAATTTTACAGCTAAATCTTTAAACCCTCTTTTTTCTAATTCAGCTTTTTTATTTCTGGCGTTATTAGTAATTAAACTATTATGAAATATTTCGTTTTCAAATTCCCAAAATACAGAACTATGCATTCCAAAAAAATTAAAAGAACAAGCTTGGTAAACAATACCCAAGCCCCCACATCTTTCATCTGCAAAAGTTTGAATCCATTTCACCTTAGGGAACTTTCTTTTTATGTATTTAATAGAAAAAGATATAGCTTGACTTTCAGCATATTTTATATTTATATCATCACTTAACCACATTCTATTAAGCTCTTTGTATTCGTCAATAGATGTTCCATCAACAACAGATTTCATACTTTGAGGATTCATAGCGTATCCAAACTGTAAACACCCCATTAAATTGTTATTATAATAAACGCCTAAATGAATATGCGTAGTTGCATCATTACAAACTTTTTTTGAATAATGGTTTTCTATAATTATTTTTTTACTTATTTGTTTAGGTATTTCTTTAATGTAAAAATTGGAGTTTCCAAATCCTATACAATCACGTTCACCGTATAAGCTTATTTGGTTGCTAATTATGTATGCGTTTTCTGTTTTCATAATTTTATGTTATTTGTTTTTAATTAAAAAAGGTATTTTTTTACTGATATATTCCATAAATCCACAAGGGTAATAACTTATAAATTTAGTAGACTGTTCTGAGTGTTTAAATTTGGATAAATATTTACATCTAATTATTCTACAATTAACAGCTATTATAGAATTATCTTTTGCATATCTAAGTATTAAAAATCTATGATTCATACAAGCCTCGTATAATTGCTGTGCGGTTAAGTTTCTCATAATCTTTTAATTTTTAATTTACTCCAAACGTGGAGGGGGTTAGTATATTCTAAATTTAATGTATTCGCTTCCTTTTTTGACTATTGCTTTAAACACGTGCAACTCGTATATGTATCTATCATCAAAGCCGTATTTTTTGACTAAGCAATCAATAAACGTTTTACAACAATTATCAATATCACTTGCTTTAGAACTGAATCCAAATTCGATTGCCAATTTA